ACCCCATGCCTCATAAGGGTCATCCATTCCTGGACCTATTTTGTCTTTATTGTCTTTGAGTGCAGGAAGATGGCTATATCTTTTAGCCGCATTAGAGTAATGGGTTTCATATGAGAATCGCAGATATGGAATATCACTTTGTTTGATGGCATAATTTGGAACCTTTACATAAAGGCCACCATAGACTTCCATACACTGTCTTGATTTAGGTTTCTTTGTTACTCCTACTAATCTAGTTACAGTCTGCTCAGTGGGTTCATGATTTGGGTCAATCTGTGCAGAGCAGTTAGGACAAACAATCATATCCTTATTCAGGATAGCATCATTTATCTCTACATCATCATCACCAGGAGCAAATTCATCCTTTTCTCTTTCAGTAAAGAGATGCGCGTCCACTGGAGAACCGCAAGTAGGACAGATATAAGCGGAAATCTTTTCTTCTTGCGTTTTCGCTTCATCGTAAGTCCCATACTTTTCATCTTCTTTCGTATATGTATAACATGCTACCATTCCTTCGGTGCAAAATACATATAAAGCATGAAGCCAAAGTAATGGGGCATCGTTGTGCTTATAGATTAACTCAGCTATTTTATCACCGGCTTTAGCAGTTGCCAAATCCAGAGGGTTATCTGCATCATCTGGATAGCACTTAATAGGAGGAATAGACTGACTAAGAGCCGCAATAATACTTTCCAGATAAGCTCTGAAAACATTAACCCTCTTGTCATAATATGCCTGGTCCCCATCTGAGTCTGTTGCAGTTTCTTGGTCCCAGATACGCCAGTCGTGAGCAACCTCTGAATAATAGATATTATTCAAACCATTCCAATAGAGCTTCATCTTACGCCAAATACGAATTTGACGTTCACGAACTGCTCTATCTTCGATATCAAAATGGTCAGCAACTGAGCATAAGAGTTGCTTTATTTCATCAGAAAGTTCTCTCTCTGATGGTTCTTTCTTAGGCTCAGTTATCAGAGGTTGCTGTGGTTCCATTATTTCTTCTTAGCAAAACTATGCCTAGCAGAAGCAGAGGTTTTATGAATCATTTCCTCTGCAACAGCTTTAGATGGCCCAACACCCTTCGTAGTTTTCTTAGAAGGATTATGAGCCATCATCTGCATAAAGTTATACTGCTTCTTTGACTTGACCGGCATAAGTCACCTACTGAAATAAAATGACCTACTGAGAAATAACGATAGTATGAGCACCAGAGCTAATCGAATCGGTAATAGTAGTTGTTGCGCTGATAGCAACAATTGCTGTCTTGCTAGGAGTTCCATAGGTAATCTGTGCTGTTCCCTTTAGGAAATCCAATTGCAAACAAGCCACATCATTGAATACAGCAGACGTGAGAGTTGTTCCAGGTCCAATAACACCAGTGTAAGTAATCTTGTTCGGCATCTGCTTCTCCTACTTCTTGTACTTTGCCATTAATTGCTCCAACATATCATTATTTGGAGCCAGTTCACTATACTTACTTTTAAGTGGTGTGTTAGCGGGAGGCATAGGATTCTTATTACGAGATGAAGCCACATGAGCCAAGTAAGCAGGGTCATCTGGTCTTTCCATCGCTAGAAATCTTCCAGCCTCATCATATATTGGATTCTGTCCGCCAGGAATCTTTTTGAGATTGTTACTCATCTGACTGATTAGCTGACCAATCTCATCAGCTTCAGGAGCGGCTTGCATTGCTGGTTTAATTCTACTAGCTAATCCAATACCTGAACCCAACATGGGAATAGCCGCCGCACCCAATTGGCCTACTTGGTTCATCTTATTATCTCTATCTCCAAAACCAAGCATACCAAGTATTCCTTCTATCCCACCTTCAAATCCTGTCTGCATCCAAGAAGGAAGTAAAGGTTTAGCAATAGGCATTGGTCCTTGCATACCACTATTAACTGGAACTTGTGGTTGCTGAATACCAAATTGCTTAAGCAAATCAGGAGATGGATTAACTGGCATTTGCTTTTTCTTCCTTTGCTTCTTCTTTAGGAAGCAGTTCTTTTTCAAGCTTTTCTATATCAGCTTGTCTCTGTCTATTAGCATCCGCTGTTATCCTATCATTCTTCTCAAGCTCTTGTCTACGAATAGCCCAAGTAGATGCTTTAGGTCTGATAGGTTCAATCGTTCTAGTATCAATAGGCTTTTCCTCAACTATAGGTTTAGTAAAGCTGAGGATAGTATCAAGCATCTCTTTCTTTTCATGATTAGCAATATTGAGCTGTTCCTTTAGAGTCTCACACGACTCACAAGGTTCTGGGTCAAGCTCGAAATACTTAATGATAATTCGTTTGAAAAGATTCATGATGCTATTCTACGATGATGATATCTTGAAATTGGTTTTATCTTATTCTGACTCTCGATAATTCTTGCATTGCGATAAAAAGCAGTCCAATCACCAGTATTCTTAAGCCTAGTGACCAGAGCCTCCTGTTTTTTGAATCTTTCCATCTCACTCTTAGCTGTAGCAAAAAATCTATCAGCAGCATCAACGAGATAACGAATACCATCGTAGGGGTCATCACCATCCCATTCAGCTACATCCTCAGCAGGAACATTATTCTTTGCTTTAGCATAAGTGGCTGATTTGATTGCATTGATAAGTAATGGACATTCATCACTCATCATAAGCTTGGGAAGATTTTCTTCCTGCTTAGGTGCATCAAAAGATTTTAGATATGACTCATACTCTTTCATGCTGCGGTTACGAATTAACCACATAGCATGTTGGTCATCATATGTTCCAATCTCTTTAACTGGTATATGCTTTGGCTGCCATCTGAGATATTCATGAAGCAACTGTTTACCAGCAATGCGTGAACCGGCTGAGTTGTTAGAAAGGTCAATAGAACGGTTAATAGCAGTTTCAATCTGCTGTTGGATTGTATGTTCTTGACCTCTATCTTGTGCTGCTGAACGACAAAAGAGAACCTGTCTAGGGTTTTCCTTTTCAAGATATTCCTTGAGAATAGCTCCCCATTCTTGAATCTTAGTCTTTTGGAAAGCCAACTCACGATAAACATATACACGTTCCATTGGACTGATTGCAGCAAAACCAATCCAAGTCATTGCTCTAAATCCCCAATCACCTACTACTATTCTAGGCCACCAATCAGGGATTTCTACTTCCGACCCTTTGAATACATGAATCGCATTATCCGGTTCATCAGCATAATGCCTGTCACGGAACTCCTCAAATACTTGACCTTCATAAGCTGACCAATTGCCATACTTCTTAGCTTGTCTTTCAGCTTCGGGAAGGGCATCTAGTTCTCGCTTATACTGCTCATCAGCATGAGGATTATCTTCAATTGTTGCAGGAATGAATATACGCTTCATTCCACCCTTACCCTTAACGATTACATTACCTGTTGGGCAGGGGTCAATAAACCTTTTCTTAACCCAAGTATGTCCTATATTACCTGGGTTTGATGCTGACCTAACCACCATTGGCAAGTCAGTATCATACTTAGTTCCACGTCTTGTTCTTTCAATCGTGATGTAGAGATATTGCCATTCCGTGAATGATGTTAATTCGTCGATAGCAACGTAGTTGCCTTGAAAGGAATCATAATCATGCACGTCATCTTCGTTTTCACAATGACCAAAAAGGATTCTCGCTCCTGAAGGAAAATCCCAAACTGAATCTGATTTATTAAACTTCCCACCCCATAGAGGATAATATCGCTTTGAACGTGGGATGATTTCATTTCTCAGTTCAGGCATTGTGCGGCGGAGGAATAATCCTGCAAATTTCTTATTCTTAATCCATCCATGCACAATTGGATACATTAACAAGACGTCACTTTTTCCACCATACACCGCCCCACCAAAGAATCCCTCTTTGATAGAGAATGGCATCTGCAAGAATTTCTCTTGCTTCAGCGTAGGTTTCCAAATGAAATCTTCAGTAGACATTTAATTAAATCTGGGAGTCATGCAATCTATATCTCTAGCGTGCTTTCTAATACTCTGGCCGAATATTAGCCCCAGCACACGGAGCCGAGCGCGATATAGTTCCCATAGACATTTACCACAGGTTCAAGACCTTCTGTGCCCATTCTCTTAAGGTTTAACTACCTTACCATTACCAGGTTTAGATGGAGCGGCTGATAATGTAAATCCTGCTGGTAGAGGAACACTAGATGCAATTGAAATAGTATTACATTGAGTTGGGTCATCACACGCAAGAGATACACTCTTTGCAACGATAGTCATATCATGATGACCATAAGCGTTCACTATAACAGTTGTTGCAACTCTACCAGCAACTACCGTAGCAGGAACAGCTTTAACAACTCCATCAAGAGTCACATCATAGCTACTAACATTCTCATTCAGTGGTGGTGCATCCCAACTAACATTGATAGTAGCTGGAAGGGACTGAGCATATAGAGTGTTAACACACCCAAAATGCACAAGAATGAGAGAGCTAAGAATTAGAATCTTCTTCACTTGCCAATCCCCTTTCTAATTTTGTCGAAGCCAGACTGAAGTTCTTTAATACCTTCAGCAACCATTGCAGGGTCAATCATATCAGTCTGTTTGATAGCATTGATAGAAGCAATAACACCAGATTCGATTTCCATCAAACCATCAGTGTTGTTGGTTTTATCCTTATCAAACATCTTGGTAACACCTGAAATAACAACACCAGCACCAGGAACGGCGTGAGTTGCTGTATCAAGTGCAATATCTTTTGCTGTCATCAAAACTTGCTTTAGAATCTTATTCATGGTTTGTTTGCCTTTGGAGGGTCCTCTTTACGTTGGTCTTGTGGTTCAGTTGGAATTAATTTACCACCTACGAAAGCCATCAGTATGTTACCAAGATGAGCCATAGCATTACCAATAAACCACGGTGAATAAACATCGTGGATATCTTTCAGATTTTTTACATCTGAACTGATAAGCAATAACATCATACCAAGTGATGCAGCGGCGAGAGTCCATCCTGCTGTCTTATTAGTCATTAAACTGAAGGAGGTCTAACTGCTGGACCCCACACAATATACCATAGAGCAATTAGTGCCAAGCAGATAGTAATCAATTGAATGATTGCACCATCTACGCCAATTCCAAGAACACCAAGAAGTAGAGGTAGAACAAGTTTCAAACAAATAGCCACAACGCAAACGATAATAATTCGCCAAAGCATTTGAGGCATCTTAAGCTCCTTGAAGTTCCTTAAACCAAGCTTTACCGCAAGCTATTTCCGTATCATCATACAATTGGGAGAAAGCACCATGAGTAGAATGATATATCATTCCACATGAGGTTCCTCGTCCAGTTCCAGCTAATTCCTTAGCTATTCTGGGGTTGTCCTCACGATTAGGATTGAGTGCTTTACTCCCAAACCCCACTGATTCACCAAGCATTGTAGCTTTCCCATGAAATTCTCTTGGAGGAAAGTTAGCAAGGCAAGCATCTGTAACTGATTTTGTATAGTTTCTTACTTGATGGAAATCAATTACATCCCACTGATTTGGTAAGTCTGCTGGAATACCATAATCAGTGATTGAACCAGAACAGCAGATAACACCAGGAATCCTACTGAACCTAGTGATATCCACCCAGTTGAAATCTTTTGCATTAATCTCGTTTGTTAGTTCCAATCCCCAGACAGCATTATATCTCTGAGCAATTGTTCCTATTCTATTCCAGTGGTCAATCTGAGTTTGAACATTCTTCCAATCTGGAAATAGTCCATTATCAGGAAATACACTCCCATAGAAATATTGACCATAATCCTGATAAAGCTTAAGGAGTTCCTCAAACTTATCATAGTAATTGTCAAAATCTAATGGGTTAAAAGGTGGAAGTCCACCAGCTTTTGCTGTATTGAAACTCATCATGAAGTTACGACGACCATTAGACCCAAACTCTACTGACTGTTTGAGTAAAGGTCGTATATCTTCACCATGACATAGACGAGCCAAATCAAGAAAAGCGGATTCACCTTTAAGGAATACGTTCGAGTAATAACCATTGATGGAGGCTCTGATTAATGGTTTTGGCTCAGGAGTTTCAACAAACCCCTCTAATTCTAGAACTGTTCCAATCCCTTCACGAGATAGATTATTGTCTTTAATAGTTAACTGTTCCCAAGGTCCATCAGTTCCTAAGGGACGAGTTTCTAATCTACCATCCGGTTGAATAGACAAGACTAACTGACCAGAACGAAATGTGACAATATATTTGCCATCATCTCGTTTAGTAATATCTAATTCTTCCCATGAACCACCGGCAGGTCTATCAGCATAAACCTTAGTAGTTCCAGGTTCAACACCAATATACTTACCATGTAGTTTTGCGTAGGTCATCTTATTTACCAATTCTTACTTCAGTTCTGCGTTCAGTTCTTTCTTCAAGAAGTGTTGAGAGTCTCTTTAATTCAGTAGCCATCGCTAACATTGAATCAGAAATCTCATGCATATCCTGACGTATGGTTCCTCTCCAACGTTCTAATTCGACGACCCTTTGAGATAGCTGACCTGCTCTAAATACTACCGTCGAAAGAAGTGTAGTGCAGGTCAAAAGTATCCCAATTATTGTGTATAATACAGGATTCTGCATTATTTACTGTGCTCGTGCAACTAGTAGAACACTTTGCCCACCGCCACCTGTAATTGCACCTTGATTGATTCTAATGAAATTGGCAGCAAGTCCAGTGATAGTTCTCACTTGCCCAGTAGTAATCGTAGTGGAATCAACGGTAGCGAAATTTACACCGTCGTTTGAAGCCTGAACGTTCCAAGTAATTGCTGAAGGATTAGTAGTAAAGAAATATTGCCAGGTAAGATTACAAAGTCTTGCAGGCATCGCATAAACACCACTAGTTGTTCCAGTGGTTGATGCCGCACTATAAACTGTTACTGTTTGACCAAGCTGCAATGCTTCCATAATTATTCCCTCGCTTCAATGACAGCGTAATCATCTTCCTCTTTAACACGAGGAGAATAGACTAGAACCTTATTATTAATTACTGGACCGGATGTTTGAGGTTCAATATTACGAAGGACAGAGGACATATCTTTGGCTATGCCTGCGATATCCTTTGCTTTTGCTCCTGAAATCTTGTCGTCAGTGAGGGACTGTATTGCAGTGAGGAGTGCGTTTTGCGCTTGGGTCTTGATTTGGTCCTTGACCTGTGTAACGTGCGGCGCTAGTTCTTCGTTTGGCTGGTTGTATGTTGCTAATGAAGTAGCTCCTTTAACATAAGCTTCAACAGCTTGTGGAGATACTCCATATTCTATAGCAACTTCAGCTTGAGTCTTACCTGATATTAAAGCTTCTTCAGCAATTATCTTCCTCATCTCAGGAGAAAGATTCTCAACACCCGCGCCTCTACCGTGTTTTATTTCTTTAACTTCATAATCAACAATATCCTTATTCCGTTCATCTTTCGAGAACAGATTTCGGTTATCTTGAATTAGCTTATTTGCTTCTTCTCTAGAGCAGATAATCATATAGTTTACAAAGCAAAACTATTCACGGATTTCTTTGTAGACTACTGATTTTAAATGGATGTGAGGAAGCAAGGTGTTCGTCTATAACACCACGTCCTCATATATACTATACGAGCCAGCCTTCAGGAAGTCCACTGGACGAACACTTTTGGAACACTAGTTTTCATATTTTATATTTATAATACTTTTCATATTGTAGCTTAATATGGGACCCTATTTAAATGTTTTTTATATAAATAGATTAAGCTCAATATCTCTCCTTGGGTGATGGGTATGGGACCCAATAGGGATTGGTATGGGGGTATGTATCATATTAGATACAAATATAGAGGGTTGACAAAAGTCAACCATTTGTCCAACGCATAGACTGTGCCATTACTACATATAGTGCTGTAGTTTGTAATACTACAATATATAGTGTTAATTGACCTGCAATCACTTGGCATACGTGATGCATTATAACTGGTGTCGGCACAATCACTGAGATTAGCAGCCGATGGGGTTTACTGTAACCTCAATACAATACACTTGTCCCATAAGCAGGGGACTAATTAAGATAATACTGCTGTCGCCCGCTAATTCTCTCACTGTCTTAGGACATAGACCTAATTAGCTGACTTTGGCTATTCTATCCAATAATGCCGATTAGCATAAAGGATAACTATGCTTATCAGCAATTACAAAAGAGTAAAACATTCTCACAATCCACCAGCGCGCAAATGCTACTATTGCAAAAGACGTTCACATTTAAAACCATTCGCGGGTTATTACTTGTGTATCTACTGCAATGCAGTTCATAAGCTATTAGCTAGTGCTGCATTAAATAAGCCAGTATTAAGAACTGGACGATTTCAATTCTGACAATCGAGCTAATCGGTATCATTGGGTAGAATAGGCAAGGGCCATAATGAACCAGTCCGGCAGGTGGACTTTTCTAACACTGGAGCGTATAGTATGAGTGTGCAAGCGATGGATGCAATCGGGATTAACCCGACATCAGATAGAGAGGGTAGTAAGATGCCGAATGTCGAACTGGTCAAGATGGAGCGCGGTCTACGTGGTAAAGGTAATGAAGGTAAGAAAATCAATTACGAAGGTATTTCAGAAACTGCACCACGTCCAGACAATCCAATGGATGCCGCTCTCCAATTGGTAAATGGAGATTTGCAGGAGTTTTGGAATAGGTATGTTCTTGGTTACAATGAATATGCTTATGAAGCTCTTGCAGACCCGATTGCCAAGTATCTTGATGATTCATGGGATGATGACAAGCGTAAGAATTTCCGTCTTACTGTCAATGCCATGAGCAAGTATCTGGGTAAGGATAAGGATGAGGTTGCGGAATTCCTTATCAAACAGGGTAATCTGTAATCAATAGATTACTTCTGTAACTAGAATAGGCTAGGGAGACTAATAATATAATCTCCTTAGCCTATTTCTTTAACTGGTTTAATATGGTCTAACACCTATTTGAGAATTTGCGTGAATTTGGTGTGGACTTAGGCCATGTTTAGAGCATGTTTAGCGTGTTCATTTCGACCTAAGTCCTTTAGAATCAATAACTTACGGAATTTGGGGTATCTCTATATGTGGTCCATGTGGTTGTAGAGCAGTATCGGGGGATATAGAGTAATATTTATATATATATTATATATATTATTACCTAATCCTCTACCTAATCCAGAATGACCTCTCTAGAGGACACTATCCATGAGACTTGACCTGTAGAGAGGGGTGGACTTTTCCCTAACTCAAGCGTATAGTAGAGTTACGGGTAAACGAACACTCTCTAATCACGCTAAACTCAGGCAAAAGTCGTGCCAAGTCCGCGCTAAAATGAACCACGTTTAAATGGTTCAAGAGTAATTCTAGCGAATTACATTAGAGAGGAGGATATCTAATTGGAGAAAACACTATTAAATATAGTGCAATCTAGTGTAAAGTGGAAGGATAATGCTCAGATAGATGATTATCGAGTATTAGCCCCATTATCATTAGATGACTTAGCGACTATTGATGTAATTGTTAAATTCACTGGAGATGAGAAGTGGACTACAATTACAGTAGTGCTGACTGAGATGTTTAGGTGAAATATGAGAAAACCTG